GTTGTGACAAAAGTTCCTGCCGGTATACCAGTTCCCGACACTACAGAGCCAGTATCAATGCCGGTCGAATCAGCCACCGTGATTGTGGTCACGGCTGAAGTAAACGTAGCCGTGGTTGTAGCCTTGACCTGCGTGTTGGCGTAAGCGTTCAACGTGACGGCACGCGCCCACGTGGATGTGTCCTTCTCCCAGTAGTAAATAGCACCAGAGCGCGGATTGAAAAGCAGGTTCTCCCTGTCGTTGTCCTGCGACCAGAGCCGGATCTGCGTAGCAACCGTAGAGCCTACGCCCCATCCACCGAAGCCCCACGGACCGCCACCCCAGCCAAGACCGAGTGAAAAGGTCGCGTTGCCCGCGTTTATCTCAATCGCAGCAGACACAGCAGCGCCGCCGCCCGACCCCGTGGACGTAGCGACAACCGCGCCGATGATGGTGAACGTAGTGCTGGTCGGGATCGTGATGACCTCGAAGTTGCCGTTCAACGTTATGCCGTTGACTACGCCACCGCCTGACACGCCTGAGAAGGTCACATACGTACCGACACTAATATTGTGCGGCAGCGTGGTCGTCACGGTGACAAGGTAGCTAGCAAGCGTGGTAGCGAACGGGTTGTTAGGCAGCGTTACCGTCTGGGCAAGCGGGGTGATGTCATGGTAGATGCCGGTGTTCTCAACGTATATCTTGGAGTTAGTGCCCACACCAAGCAGGTTGTCGCTAGCGAGGGTGATCCAGTTGAACAGCGACCGGCACACGCCCTTGAACGTGAACGTGGACTGATTGATCCAGCCACCGATCTTCTCTGCATAACCTGAACGGAACCGGACCTTATCGCAAGCGTAAAAGCCACCCTCGTTGGCGTACGTGGTGGACTCGCGATTTATGCCGGGACGCAGTTCAAGTTTTTGCAGAGGCATCGTTACACCTTGCGCTCGAAGTGCGGAACATCCTTGAACGATTTCCAGAACCCGCCCCATTGATTCTTGGGGTTGAGGCTCTGCCAATACTCACCGACCGGCGTAAGAGCCGGGATGTCGTAGCAGAGCTTGCCGTCCTTGAAAAAGTTCAAGTCGATGGCGCACCGCTTGAGGTGGATGCTGTTCATCGTCTTAGAGCGCCCAGTCTTGACATAGATGGCCTGCTGTTCCGGGGTACGGGCAAGTTCACCGCCCGTCACCACAAAGCCCAACTCGGTCGCCTTGTTAACGAGTTTGGCAACGTCCAGCAGGAACGCCGCCTGTTCTGCTACGAGACTCACTTGATGGCCTCCTTGAGTGCGTCGGTCTTGTCCTTGCTCGACTGGCTGCTACCGAAGTAGTACGAGACGACCTGCGTAGCGACCGCAGACAGCACACCCAAGATGTAGATAAGGATGTCTTTGCGGCTAGGGTCAATCGGACTTGCTTGGAACAGCACGATGCCAAAGAGCGTGAAGGTGATGCCAAGCAGCCCAAGCGCCAAAATCGGCGTGATGAGTTTGTTTAGCAGCGGTGCCTTGTCGGAGGTGACAATCTGCGTCTCGCGCACCCGCGCATCGTTGGTGTCCTTGAGGCGCATCTCAAGTTCAGCGAGGTCAAGTTTGTCCTCTTCCAGACGCAACTTGAGCAGTTCTTCCTCATGCTCCATCTGGGCAATCTGGATCTTAGCCAAGTCCTCGGGGGACATATCGGGCTTCAGTTCAACGCCGAGCTTCTCCTCGACGACCTTCTTGCCCTTTGCCAACACAGCGTTAGCGACGAGGTTAAGCCCGTTGCCAAGCAGCGGCGTAATAATGGCTTGTAGTGCAGCAGGGATCACTTGTCCTTCTCCTTTTGTTCAAGCAGTTTGACCCGCATCTGAAGGTCGTAAATCTTGTCGAGCAGTTCTTCCTTCTGACGCTGGCGGCGCTCTGCCGAGATGGGGCTGTCGGTCGGCACACCCTCCGGCGTGATGAGCGCAGGCATCTGACCCTCGATCTTGGTCAGACGGGTGCTGAAGGATGTGACCTGCCCCAGAAGCCATGCGATGCAGGCAATCAGGACGGGCACGAGCATCTTCATTATCTCGCCAAAGTTCACCACACTTCCTCCCTCTTCCTTCATCTTTATCGCCACTTGGGCCCGTCGAACCACGCCGCAATCGAGTGCCGCTTCCCTTCTGTTACAGGCTGCGCCGCATGACGCACAAACGAGGGGAAGAAGATCGCGGTGCCCTGCTGCCTCATCTCTTCGGCGTTCGGGTAGTGCGTAACGTGGTCAAACGTCAAATCCCCGCCTTTGTACTCGGCAGGGTCCGTCAATTGAATGACGCACGAGAGCTTGCGGTGATAGTACGGATCGCCATTCATATAAAAAATGTCGTGGTGCGTCTTGTACTCGCCTTGTCTCTCGCCGTCATATTCTGCAATTTGATAGTAGTCGATCTTGCTGATATGCACGTCGAACCAGTCTTTGTTGGCCCAGATGGCAAGCTTCCACAACTCATCAAACATGTAATCAAGTTCAGCATCGCCCTTGTTGACGAACCAGATGCTTGAACGACGGAACGAGTCGTCCGCCTTGATGCCTGCATCCGTGCCGATCTGAGCCTCGCTAGGCGCTCGTTTAGTAGCCGTACTCACGATCCGAGCGCACTGCTCAGGACTGAAGTAGGACTTGAAGTAACACCATTCGCCTTTCATTAGAGTACAAATGCCTCCACGTAAAACGCGGTCGGGATAGTCACGATATCCGTACCGGCGCTGTTCTTTATCCTGAGCGTGGACGAGTTCGATTTAACGGTCGTGCCTGAACCAAATTGCTCCGCGTACAGGTTCCACGATCTAGTGGTATTTAGTTGCAGCGAAGTCGCCGTCGCAGAACTACCAGCGCCAAAGGCATCCCCGCTTGGTGCATCCATATAGGCATAGTAGTCGGTATTGGCACCGGTAAGCAGCCAACTATAGGTCAGGTAGTTGACCCCGCCAGTAGTCTGGTCTGCATACGAATACGTCGCTGTACCGCTCGAATTGAGTTCTATCTTAACGAGTGCGTTGGCGGTGATACCACCCAAATCCTCTGAGTAGTGATTTAGGTCAATAGTGCCGCCACTAGCCGGGTAGTCCTGCAACTGCACACCGGGGTGAAACTGCACCCAAGCCGAGCCGTTCCAGACTTTGCCTGCTACAAGCGGGACCCACGACGAGCCGTTCCAGACTTTCATCTGCGCCATTACGTTCCAAGCTGACCCGTCCCACACCTTAAGCGGCATACTGTTCTCTTAGATCTGGAACCAAACGTCGCCTTGGTTGGACGCCGTGGGCGTGGTGGAGGTCACGAAGACCTTGCCACCACTCGTATAACCAGAAGTGGCGTTTTCCAAGAACGGAGGACCGCTTGTTCCCGAAGGACCAGTCGGACCGGTAGGACCCGTAGGACCCGTAGGACCCGTGGGACCAGTAAGACCTTGAATACCTTGTGGGCCGGTGGGACCAGTCGGACCCGGACCTCCTGACGGCCCAGTTGCACCAGTAGGACCCGTCAAACCTGTCGGACCCGGAGGACCCGGAGGACCCGTAACACTTGCTCCCGCAGGGCCAGTCGGACCCGTAGGACCAGTCGGACCCGTAGCACCCGGCGTACCAGTCGGACCAGTCGGCCCCGGAGGACCCGGTACAGTTGAAGCAGCGCCGGTAGGACCCGGAGGACCAGTCGGACCCGTGGGGCCGGGAACAGTCGAGGCAGGACCGGTAGGACCGGTCGGACCCGTAGCACCAGTTGAGCCAGTCGGACCCGTGGGGCCCGGAGGGCCCGGCACAGTAGAGGCAGCACCAGTAGGCCCAGTCGGCCCCGGAGGACCCGCAGAGCCAGTCGGGCCAGTAGGCCCGGTCGGGATGGTGAAGTTAAAGACCGCCGCGCTCGTTGAGCCCGAGTTCGTGATCGCCGCAGGGCTGCCTGCAGTGCCCGTCGTGACCGTACCAAGCGTAAGCGTAGCCGCCGAACCAGTCGAACCCGTGGGACCCGGAGGGCCAGTCACACCCGGAGGACCCGGCACAGTTGAAGCAGGACCAGTCGGACCCGTAGGACCCAAAGGCCCTGTAGGACCAGTCGGACCCGTAGGGCCAGTAGGACCGGTAGGGCCGGTCGGGATCGTGAAGTTAAAGACCGCAGCCGAGGAACTGCCTGAGTTCGTAATTACCGCAGGGCTACCCGCAATACCCGTTGTTACTGTACCAAGAGTAAGCGTAGCCGCTGAGCCAGTCGGACCCGTAGCACCCGTGGGACCAACCGGACCCGTTGCGCCAGTCGGACCAGTCGGACCAGTCGGACCAGTCGGCCCCGTGGGGCCAGTCGGACCCACCAAGTTAATCCCGCTAACGATGTCCGTGCCGTTAGAGACAAGGATGGTCTTCACGCCATTAGCAACCGACACGCCGGTCTGGCCCGTGACCTTGACCGTGACAGCGAAGCCGCCCGTGGTGTTGTTGAAGATGAAATAGAGCTTCTTGTTGGTCGGCACCTCGACAACGCGTGCTGCGGTCAGCGCACCAGTCAACTCGATGTACATGTTACGGGCCACGCCCGTAGCGCCGTTCGGGATGGTCAGGATCGTGGGGGAGCCTGCGTCTGTGACTGCCTGCGTCACGTACCCAGCAATGGACTGTTCAAGCAAAGTGCCAAGGTTGGTATTGGTCGTGACGCCCCATGTACCTGCCTGTTCGCCGGTACCGATGAGCTCAATCCCAAGGTTAGAACTAAAAGTTGTCATGTTTAGCCTCTACTGAGCGTCATTTACAGGAGTCCACGTGGCTCCTTGAGAGTCGTTGATATTGCTCCAGCCTGCGCCGGGTAGCGGCGTGTTGATTATGAACCGGTTCAATGTCGCCCCGGTTTCTTGGGTCAAGTAGTTGCCGATTCCGGTCTCCAGCAGCAAATAACCAAAAGTCGCGGCGTCTCCCCACGTAACCACTTGCGTATCATTGACCGCGACCCACGTCACACTAATTAAACCTCAACAATGCTGAACTGGATGAATTGGTCGGCATCTGCACCGTGAAGGTGTTGGTAGCGATCTTGTCTGCGCCAAAACTCAGGACCGCTATGGACTTGTTGCTCTTGCTCGCGTTGTAGATGAGGCCACCTGCCGCCGTAAAGGACGCCGGGTTCCACACAGCATTGCTAAAATTAATGTAGACCACGTTGTTTGCCGTGCTGAGCGTCACGCCGGTCAAGATCACACCCCCGGCAACATAGCTACCGCCGACAACCTCGTTGGTGACGGAATAGACCGTGATGTTCTCATCTAAGGTAGCGCTACTTGTGTAGAGCGCAAGCTTGATCGTATCCGTCAGCAGGTCATGCACTGCTTGCGGAAGTTCAGCCTTGAAGCTCAGCGTTTGGGTCTGAAAAATAGCCATTTTAATTCGCTCGGACCCGTGGTGCGCCAGAGCGGTACGTATCCTGCATTTCCCGGCCTTCCACAAGTTGTTTCAAGAGCACTAAGGCTTCCTGATACTTCTGCTCGTAGTACTGCATCATATCCGCTTCGCCCTTCAAGTAGGTATAGGCTTCACGCAGCGCCCCATACAGCAATACGGCTTCAAAATTAGTGCCAAGCCACGAGCTGCCTGCAACCGTAATAGACACAGGATATCCAAAATAATGAAGCTCAAAATTGTAGTTCAGATCCGGAGTCGGGCCTAAAATAAATGTGTTGTCGTCGAACAGCGCGTAATGCGTAGGCGTACCCGCTATGTCAGGATCGGGATATGAAGAACGAATAAAACTTACGTCTTTGTTAATAAGGTACGATTGAACATTAGTAATCGGCTCAATTACAGCTAAAGAAAACGTCGCAAGCCAATCGCTTGGTAACGTCAAATACTGGTTATTTGCTGTAGCAGCACCTATGACGTTCTTGCGGGCAGCAGGAAGCTGCGCAAAGTTAAAGATTTTTTGTTCTGCTTGAACGATAAAAACCGGTATATTCGCAACGAACGAAGACTCAGTAGATTCACAGTAATCTTGAATCAATTGCCAAAGATTCGTAGGGGAATTGACCCCGACTGCATAGGTGATTGCCACGCGTCAGACCTCAGTCTTCTTCGTAGAACATGAAACCACGAGTAGCCGCGCCTGATCCCCGCATTTTCATGCGCTTTTTCATGCCGGGGCTGTGCTTGTAGTTACCGTCCAACATGAACCCTTTACGGTTTATATCCTTTTCGGGATACGCACCGCCACCAGAACCGGGGATAATCGGCATCTTTTTAGGGCTGCGATAGATCTTCTCGCTCATGTCGTTTACCTCGGGCCAGACGAACCGCGCATCGGGCTGCGCTGATTCATGACCTTAGCCATGCCACGACCGTACTTCTTCATCTCGCTGTTGGTCTTGCCACCAGCACGCATGCCTTTAACAGCCGGATCAGGGTGAGCACCCTTACCCTTCGCCATATGCTTCTTCAGCATCGCCTTCGTGTCCATCTTAATACTCCTAGGTCGTTACGACCGTTACATCGCCCACGTATCCCTTGGATACGAGATAATTTGGGGTCAGCCCTGCATCATCTGCAGAGGCCCCACCAACCGGGTTCCAGCCCCACTGGATCATTCTACTACCACCCGCGCCGTCATTGCCGGGTGCAAAATAAGTCGTGTCCGGGCGGGGGTTCCGTATTGCCTGCGGATCGTCCACCGGGTAGAGACCAAGCGACAACTGCGGCTGATCAGGCTCCCAACACGACCCGCAAACGAGGATATTGACGTTCTTGGTCTTGATGACAAGCGGCCTAAGCTCCTTCAGCTTAAAGCGCCACCCGCAGCGGTCACACTGCGAAATAGCATTTTTGCCACTTGCAAACCGATTAGGCATCAGTAGCCCCCAAGGAAGCTCTGTCTCGGCACGAACCGCACCGCAGCCTTCTCCCGATCCTCGCCCGCAGCCAGATCCCAAGCCTCGTCGTATTGAGCCTTGAGCGCCGCCATCCTAGCTTCAGCGCCGGGAATCTTCATCGAGAGCATATAAGCCAAGCCCGCAACCATGCAGGGCATAAAGCGGAACGGGATGTCCTGCCCGTTGATGCCATTACCCACGTCGAACATACGGCGTAAACGGGTGTAATACAGGGTATACGGGGTGCTGTTGTCGGGCTTCGGCCACACCGTGAACTGCGGATAGACCACCGCGCCAGCCGAGTCCGTTGCACCCGTACGACGATTGATCCAGATCTGGATCGGACGCCCCGTCGCGTTCTTGTTCGGGATGGCAACGTAGGTGCTGGACGAAATCCGGCTGATGTTGATGTCGATCTGATTCGTGCCGGTGCCTGTCCGGATCACATGGTCGAGCAAGTCCACCGTGTCGGCAGGGAGGTCATAGGTCCCGACGTTGTAGGTCAAGGCATGCGTGCCCTGCTCAAGCGTCCACAGATTGATGCCCCGGTTGGACCAGTCCATGAGCAACAGGGACAGACTACGCTTAGCCGTACGCAGGTCGTAACCGCTACGAAGTTCCGCACCACAACGCTCGAAAGCCTCTTCCACGATGGTGTTGAGGTCGAGATTGAAGTCGGTTGTGGCTGTAGTCTTGTCGGCCATTACTTCTTACCCTTT